GCTCATTCGAGGCTTTGTTATCCGCCAAACGCATTCTCAACCGTCAGGTAATCCTTTAACTGTGATTATCAACACGCTTTTTAATTTGATTATTATGCGTGTTGCTTATCTCATGTTGAAGAAGGAAAGAGGTGACGCTGTTGTGTGTGACTACCGAAAGAACGTGGCAGATATTGCTTATGGAGATGATGATATTAAATCGATAAAGAAGTCAATTCTTTGTTGGTTTAATCAACAATCCATAACGCGAATTCTACGATCAATCGGTTTGGAATATACAGATGAGACGAAGAGTGAATCTGAAGCGTTGTGCAAATCTCTTAAGGAAACTTCTTTCCTTAAAAGAAAATTTGTATTGCGTGTAGAGGATTCTACGTACCTTTGTCCAATGGAAATAGAAAATATTTTGGAAATTTCCAATTGGATTAAAGGTGGGGCGAGTAAACTGGCTACTCGTGAGAATTGTCAGCAGGTGCTAATGGAGTTGGCACAACATCCAAAAGAAATTTACGAACACTGGAGCAAGTTGGTACAAAGTGCTTGTAAGTCTGCGAGTATTAATATTCGGAGACCGACGTATTTTGAAGCCATGGAGGAATTTTTGCACAATCGTTCATTATATGAGCGTGAGTGTTTTGTCCATCTATGGTAGTTCCCTTTTAGTGTGATCTTGCATTCATCAAATCAGAATAAGATGGATGTAGTGCTACTAATCGAAAAGGCGTTGCTGTTCCTTCAACAGCTTCTGACCCTGATATAGAACGATCAAACTATATCATTGTAAAATTGATCGCCACTGATTCAAACAACAGTGCCTCGGAAAATATTGACTACGACTTGAGCCATAATTCTGTTGTTGATGAAGTGCGTGGAAAAATAATGACAGACGTGCAAATGTCTGTTCAGGAAACTACCATGCCTTCATCAACTTCTGTTATGGCTCTTAATGACTCGACCATGCATGAAATTAGATCAATCCTTGAACGACCAGTTAACATAGATACCTATGAGTGGACTAGTGCCTCTACTGATCTTTCTACGACTCTTCCCGGGGGATCTTATGACGCGGATACTGTAAATTATCTGCAGAAATGGGATTTCCCACAACAAATTTTAGCTTCTTCTGCTATTGTTTCTGACAAGTTAAGAAATTATCAATACCTGAAAGCTGATGTGGAAATTGAGGTGAAAGTTAACGCTCAACCTTTTCTTC